GAGTAGGTCGGTCCAATATTAGTATGATAGAAATTAACTACAGCATATTTAGATGGATATTTTAAATCAGCCCTTAACTTTTTATTAGAGTAATAAAGATCAATATTAAATATTTCTAAACTTGATTTGAACTTTTGAGCAAATGAAGCTAAAGTTGTTTCAGCTGAATAAGTCCAACCATAAGTATAATAGTATCTATCAGATGTTAAAAATAATTGAGCGCTTAAAAAATCTTCAAATGCAAAGTTATTTTCAACACCAACATAAGTAGGGTTTGCCCAATAATCGGTATTTTCGGGTGTTATATTAGATGTTGCTAAATTACTTATACTTTGAGTATAAGCGACTACACATTGGTATATCTTACCATTCCAAATAACCTGATCTTCTACATTAAAAGCAGTAGTTGAAGTAATCTCTCTAAATTCTTGTATAGCAGCCACTTTGTAGAAATTTGTAGCTGATGATTGACTCGCGACAATTCTAAATTCAGTTCCCGGTTTTAAACCCTGTGGATATCTCAGAAGTTCTTTGATTTCTATTCTGTTACCATTAAGTGTCATACCACCCTGATAAACCAAAGGAACGTCAGTTCTTGTAAGAACCTCCATTATCAAATTTGTGTCCAAAGGTAGATCATTTCTATCTAAAGAATATTCAAAATGTGTTAGATCATTAAAATTTGAACTTGTGACTGTTATGATTCCATCATTTTTATCACTACCCACTATATTTAATTTTCTACCATAGTAATATTCATCAAAAAATTCTCTTTCGTTCCATAATGAAAGTTTTGGTATATAATTAGAATCTCTGTAATCATAAACACCAAAAGCATTAACACCAGAAATAGTAATATCAATATAATTTTCAGGTTCTATATAAGTGGATTGATATTGAGCCTCAAAAGTAGCATTATCCATCATGGAAACTACCATTATTTTACTACCACCAGTTGAAATTACAGTATAGACTTGATTTGTATTATTAAACTCTAAAAATGTAGTATCAAACTTAATTAAAGTTCCAATTGGAAACTTTGTTTCAAACCCATCACCATAAATCCACTTAGTATAGAAAGCAGGATCATTGTTTACTGGCTCTATTTTACTTACTCTTTCTTCAACTAAAGTCTTAGAACCATAAAAATGAAATCCCTTTTCATTAAATAGTTGAAATTTTTTAGTGGTCAATTCACCAGGTAACTCATATTCAAAAGAAGGTATATTTTCTAAGGTATAGACAGCTGCTGTTTTGTAAGTATCTGTAGAATTTTTGTGAAACAGTATATCACCTTCAAAACGATCAGTGGTTTCATTGTATTTAAAATTTAAATAATCACCCTCTTTGTTGAAGAAGAACAGTTTTTTGTGATTTGACATCTATTAATATGACTTTTGAGTATATATTAATTTTACATTTCTCAATCAAAGAAAATAATATATAAGATATGGGTAAAATTAACAATTATGATGATTTTCTAAATGAAGAATTCTTCAGAAAGATTTTTAAAAAAGGAAAACAACCACAAAAGTCACAAATTGACTCATGTGTTGCGGAAATATTAGATTTTCTAAATGAAAACGGTATTTATACTTGGGATGATTTTCTTTATTCTAAAAAAGCTGATAAATATATTATAAATAAGATAATTGACACATCTACTAAAAACATGAAAGAACTAGAAGAGGTGAGATTTAAATTAAGACTTGAATTATCAAGTAGACAACAATTAAAAGACTATTTAAAAGAGCTTGAATCAAATGAAGAATATGAAAAATGTGCTTTAATAGTTAAAAAACTAAGTAACTAAAAAATAACTAAATATATGAAGGTTAAAAAATTTAACGATAAGAAGAAAGAAGAAGGAAAAGATATTCTTTTCAGTGCTAAATCTTTAGAAAAAGATAAAGAAGACAAACCATCTTTTAAAACATCAGTAGATGACCAAGAAAAAGTCGAGAAAGAATTCAAAAAAGAATTAGATAAGATTGAAAAATTTGAATCCTTTATTACAATAAGTATAACAAATGACGATGATGATTTAGGAATCTCAGATGACTTTGGTAGACCAACCGATGAATACGAAGTTGATAAACAATCAAGTATAGAACTCAGAGGTGCTGATTTTTTAGAAGATGAGATTGATAGCGATTACCAAGAAAGCGAAATGTCAGGATGTGGATGTTGTGGTAACTGTTCTGGAGAACAAGATTGCGAATGTGGATGTGAAAATTGCAAATGTTCACCTGATGAGAATATACAAAGAGCTTCTGATTTTATCAATTCTCTTTTTTCAGAAAATCTTAAATACCATTTAGATAATAATAAACCTATTACTGAAAATATATTTAGACCAGGTTCTGAATCTTTTTATGATGTTATTAAAGAAGCTCGTAAATTATTTGATTTAGGAAGAGTTAAGTTATGTGATATTGACAAAGAAATTTATGAATCAACTGAAATTGGAAAATTTGGATATTTCAATGGTGAACTGGTTCCTTTAGATTTACCAATGGAAAACATTGAATCTATACAAGAAGCAGAATACAAAGGTAAAGAAGTTGAATTAAATCATCCAATGAGAAATACAAAATCAGGTAAGAAATACTATGTATATGTTAAGAATCCTAAGACTAAAAAAATAATTCGTGTGAATTTTGGAGATGTTAAAGGAGGATTAACTGCTAAAGTTAGTGATCCAGAAGCTAGAAAGAATTTCGCTTCAAGACATAAATGTTCAACTAAAAAAGATAAAACTAAAGCAGGTTACTGGGCATGCAGACTAAACAAATACGGTCATTTGTTTGGAGGCAAAACTTATCCGGGATTCTGGTAAAAAATTATATAACTATGAAATGTTACCATTTCAAGAAAATAAAATAAGTGATAATACTTTTATCAGAATATTCAGTCAAAATACTGATTCTGGTGAGTTTATGTGGCACAGAGATCATGAAAATCGTATTGTTGAATCTATTTGCGAAACAGATTGGATGATTCAAATAGATAACGAATTACCAAAAGTAATAGAAGGTGAAGTGTTTATACCAATGGGCGCTTATCATAGGCTAATAAAAGGAACAGGTGATTTAAAAATCAATCTAACAAAACTGGTAAATTAAATCTATTTTCAATAAATTTATTTAATTCAATACATTTTTCAAATTCATCAATTTCTGCAAGTTCCAGAACTACTCGCCGCAAATATCTTCTTGAATATATTTTAAGTTCCTTAGAATAAGGTTTTCCAGATAAACATCTATCATAAACTTCAATAGGGTTCATTTTAATCGTTTTGTGCGTTATAATTATCTTTATAAATCTTGATTATCTCATCAAATTCTGAAATAACTCCAGATTTGAACTTTTCGTTGTCGTATTTTTGTTTTAGAATATACTCTTTAACATAGTCCTCATAATCTAAAGAAATGGAAATATCCATAGTTTCTTCATCGATTTCAATTGACTCATTCAACTCATCATCATCTTGTAATTCTTTAGTGATGTCGTCAATATACTCAACAGAAGCAAAATTACTCTTTTCTAATATAATTTCCAATTTTCTTCTTAACTTTCTATTAGAGATAAGTAGGTTATTAGATATAGCAATATCAATATAGTCTTTAGAATCTTTTAAGTTTTCAAGTGTTTGAACACCATCTTCATCGATAACTCTTACTTTCTTAAATACCGGAGATACATTATTAGGAATAAACTCTTCAGTTTCATCATCAACATTTATAACAAAAATTCCTTTTTGATCACCATAGTCATTTCTATCCATTTGAAAAACAGAACCAACAAAAGTAAAGTTTTTATTAGTTTGAACTAAGTGAATATGACCTGAATAAACTCCTTTAAATGCTGAGAAGTTTTCAATATCAATTTTATCAGAGTTTTTATGAGCAACTGAAGTAAGGTGCATTCTACAACCATTCAAATCAGAGTGACAGAATAAATAGTCACAATCTCTATTTTCATCAATGCTTTTTATTTGTTCAATTCTCTTTTCAATATAAGGCATCATTAGAATCTTCTTACCATTCCATTCAATTTTAGTAACTTTGTCATAAATTGAAACATTAGGAATATATCTAAAAGGTCTAATTGAGTTAATTTCAGAAGCTGATTTAGACCACAAATCGTGATTTCCAATAATGATATGAGTAGGAGCTATTTTAGATAGTTCTTCAACAACATCCATTCCATAATTAAGAAGATTAATAGGAATAACGTTCCTGTTATCAAAAAGGTCACCTAAATGAACTATGATATCCCCGGGTTGAATTCTTTTTTTTAAAGTTGGAATAAGAAAATCTTCAAAGTATTCTCTATGAACTTTATACCACTTATCAACTGAATTAGGATAACCTAAACCAATATGTGTATCACCTATTAGATAAATCTTTGCCATATTAATATACTTTTTTACTTAGTATTTATAGTCTAAAAACACAAATAGTTTTACTCTTCGTTTTTTTCAGATTTTCTTCTAGCTTCTCTAGCGCATTTTTCACAACCACTACCAGAATACAAATGAGCGTCTGGTGTTTGTTCAAAAACTCCATGAACTGGACATATTATTTTGACTTTAGTTCTGCAATTTTCATAAAGAACTAAATCATAATTATACTTATTATTGTGTTTAATTCTAGATCTAATTATAAAATCTTTACTTTTTTTATTTTTTCTATTTAAAGCATTAAACTCTTTTTCAATCGATTTCTCTTTTGATTTGCAATTTTTATTACAGAACTTTCTATCTGGTCTACCATATTTTATTTCCTTACCACAATATCTATAATTACAGTTCATTGATTATCTATTAAATATAAAAAGTGGAAAAGGCAAAATTTACAACATATTTGAAGTAAAACGACTTAGAGATAAAAACATGAAAAATATATAAAGAAAAGTACAAAAAATAATTAAAAAGTATGGCATTACCACATTTTACACAAGTAACAAATGCAGGCTCACCGGGTGGACCAGGAACTCTACCAGATGAAGTAGTATATCTTAACTTGTTTGAGATAACTTTTATCTTACCAGTTATCTTACAAGCACAGGGAAGAGATCCTATCTTATTGCTTCAAAACGCAACTAAAATCGACTTAAACTTAACTGAATTCGACGTTGCAGAAAAAACTCAGAGATTTAAATACTCTACAAGATTATTTATGGCACCCCCAACTAAAACGGATGTGGCATTTTCTATTCCGATGCAAGTAAACGTGAATCAAGCTGGTTCTATGGAAACTTGGAATACAATGAAAGCTTGGTATGATTTAGTATTTAACTCTCAAAACGGAGCTCTTCACTACAAATCTGATATTATCGGAACGGTTATTGTTAACCAACACGATAAAAAAGGTGTGGTTCTTAGAAGAGTAACTTTCCAAAACGTTCAATTAAAGAAAATTGGAGGTTATGGACTTGACTGGGGTTCTAACGCAATCATTGAAAACGTTGCATTAGACTTCGTAGCTGACTACTTTATCGACGAATATATCGATCAAAACTTCAGAATCGAGCCACCATTGGTTTCTGGATATTAATAAAATTAATACAAATAAAAAACCCATCAAATTTGATGGGTTTTTTTGTTTTATAATGTTTGTAATTAGAAGCTTGGCATACTAAAGTTTCCAAAGTTAGGAGAACTCATATTTCTCATCATGCCGTCATAATTTGGCATTCCTTTAGATTGTTCACCTTCCTGTTTCTTACGAGAAGAATCCTCTTCTTCACTAAGTTCATTAACAAGTTTGATGTTTTCTTCCAATAACCAAAATGGCCAACTATCAATTGCAGATTCTTGTAATCTCCAGTGTTTTTGAAGTAACAACTTATTCTTTAATATATGCGTCAAAGGCATCTGGAACAACGAAAATACCTGAGGCTCCGTTGGGAAATTGCATATCTGTGCGGACCTCCTCACCGCACTCACAAGTTGATTTTAATTCAGAAATACCAATAGTCATTTTTCCAACAGCTGCATTAAGGAATTGAAAAGAGATATCATCCATTTCTTCAAACTCTTTTACTTTTGACTTAACACCATCAATAGTAATTGAAGATCTCCCAGGCATTAAGAAAGGAATAATTTTTAAAAAGGCCAAGTTTGGAGTTCTTTTTTCTTGATTTTCTCTAATGATATAATCAGTGAAAGCTTTTTGTAGACCTATATTTGGAGGACAAAGTTCAAAGAATTTACCATTTACAGTTTTAAACTGAAATGTTCTTGTAGCAAGATTAAAATATTTTTCTAACTTCTCATCCATTTCATGGAAATGGAAGTTACTTCTTACTAATTCAACTTTCAACTCATTCCCACAACCACACTTAACAGTAACTGCTAAAGCATTTCCTTGTTGGAATGTCAACTCTCTGATTAAGAAAATTAAAAATAATCTGTCTTGGTCTTTAATCTCTAAATAAGAACCTATTTTGCCATCAGGGAATTTAATACGAACACATGCTTGAAGCATATCATTCATTTTTTCAACAATATCATAGAAGTTGTTATCATCAACCATTGCATAGGATTGAATCTCTCTAACTTGCGCTGGACGAACCATAAATAGTGTTCCTGTAGGATAAAACTGACCACAAGGCAATTCTCTGATATCCATATTGAAATATTGCAAGTCACTAGTTCTATTTACCTGTGGATTCTCCACAAAAGGAATATCACCCGAAGCTTCTTTTTGACCTTGATCTAAGTCTTGTAAATGTCTTTTTAGGTAATCCTCTTCCGACATTTCATTTTTATTATTTGACATATAATTTTAGATTATTTTTTTTATATATTACATATATTATCTCCTCTATTATAATCTAAATTCACTAAAAAGTTTTATTTAAATAAAAAAACCCTCAACTTTTTAAGGTTGAGGGTTTTAAATTATTTTTCTTAAAGATTATCCGTTGATGAATCCACCAGCTGCGATAGCTCCTGTTCTAAGAATTGTTACATTGTTTACGATGATACCCATACCTTTAATCGGTTCAACATATGTATCAAGAACACCAATTTGGTTATCAATAATCTCAGGAGTGTTGTTTTCCTCATCCATTTTATTGAAGTAGTTATATAAACCATTCTTACTTACATAAGTCTCACAGATAACATCTGCTCTTAATTTAATATCCGATCTGATATCAGATGTGTTGAATTTCCATTGGAAGTCTAACAACATTCTTGATAATTCTCTCTCAAGTTCGATTAGAACCTCTCTTACGTGGATGTAAGAAAGAGCTGACTTAACAAGCGTTTGAGCCGTATTCTCAGTTTCAATAATGAATCCTCTATTTCTTTTGAATACTAGTGGATTAATTTGTGCTTGATTCAAATATTCGATATCCTCTGGTGTGAAATCCTGTTCAATTGAATTGATTCCAGTGATTCTACCATTTGTAACACCCGCTGCGATTGTCCAAGGAGTAACATTTCCAACATTTGAAATATGTTTAGCCATATAGGTAGTCGCAACAAACGGTGCTGGTGGATGATCCAATGGTCTACCATTATCATTAATGTTTACATAAGGGAAGAAATAACCTACACAAGTTGTTCCTGCTCCATCAGCAAATGAGTAAAGGAATGCTGGATTACTTTCAGGATCACCACCTTTAGAAACATATTCCATTTGTAAAACACCCTCTGTGTTTACGAATGTTGGTGAAGAAGAGTTTTTAAACATTCTCGCAGATGGCATATTAATGAATCCAAATGCGTCTAGTCTATCACCACAGATATCAACTAATTGTTGTTTACTCTTTTCTGTAAGACCTAAACCAAATGAGTCAACTAAATATCTAAAGTCAATTGCCTCTTTGTTAGTCAATGATTTAAATAAAGGAGTTCCTTTAGCGACTAAGTTCAAAACAGAGTTTTGTCTAGCTTCAGTTCCATCAGGTAAAGAAGCATTTCTGATTCTAAATCCTTTCAAAGAAAGAACCTTATAAGTTGTAGCATATTGGTCAACAGTTGAGTATCTTTGTGTTTGAAGTTGTCCTCCAGAGAATCTTGTAGCGATTCTAGAATCACAAGTAACTTCAGTTAAAGAAGCATCACCAGAGTATTGTCTTTTAGACAAGATTCTTGTAAGTTTTCTTGGATATTGACCAGTTTGTAATGTGGTAGCATCGTAGTAAGCTTCTAAGAAATCACCAACTTTTACTTCTGAATATCTCTCACCATTAATTAAAACTTTATTTGGAACTTGAACATATCCAGATGGAATTTCAATCTCTACTGTTTGTTTGAAATTTGATTTTTCAGATTTGATGTAGAATGTGTTGTTTGCTAAAGCCGCAACATCAACATCAGTTGCTAAATCAGAATCTTTAAATTCAACATATAATGTTCCATCGTTATCTACATACATTCTCAAATAATGTCTAACAAGATAGTCATACATTCTTGATACATCTGTAAGTGACTCATAAACAACTTCTTCAGCTACTGTGTAAGCGTAATACTCAGAAGCACCTGTGCCATTACCATATCCTAAAAGACCAGCAATTTGTTGTGGAGTTTTTCCGTTAAACGCGGTCACTTCGTTAGAAGCTATCGTGAATGAACCTTTATTTAAGGTAGAATCAGGGAAATAAACTTGTTCAAATGTCGCTAAGTCAATTTTAAGATCCCAGTTTGCAACATCTGATCTGAAAATGATATAATCATAACCAGCCCAAGATTGAGTGTTACCACCATTTGTTGCTTCTTCACCATCTACGAATAACACATCAACTGTTGTATTAAGTAAAAATGGATTACTAGCTGATGCTCCAGATGCGTCTAAGAATAATCGGTTACTAAAGAAGTAATCTTTTGTATTAATTTGACCATCGTAGTTTTTAGTGTAGAATGTTGAGTATTTACCAACAACACCAATAGAATCACTGTTATTATTGATATCAGCCATATCTGATTTAGTCTGAACACCTTCACTTCCTAAGATAAACTCATTATCTTCAGTGTAGATTACTAAATAACCATTTAAGATATCAGATAACTGAGCCGTTGTCAAACCAGTAGTCAAGTTAAATGATTTATTTAGAAGAGAACTTTGAACAATATTTGAAATTGTAATATTTTCAAAACTATATTTTTCATATGTAACTGGATTTAATACCAATGACATTCTATTTTTATTAGGACCATCAATTAGATTAACTAATCTGTTAAACATTTTGAATTTTCTCCATTGTTTGTAATTTGTAACAGATGGTGTATCATTTGTTCCAGGGAATTCAATTTTGATTACACCGGATCCAGCAGTAACTTCAGAAATGTAGTAGTCACTAGTTGAGTAAGTTCCAAACTCATAGTCAATATACTCAGAAGTTCCAACAGTTACATCTTCAACTGAGAAAGATAAAGGAGAAACAAAAGACTGAGAAGCAACTCCTAAGTCAATGTAACCTAAAACTATATCAGTAGCACCAACAGCTGGATTAACACCAACAGATAAACTACTAACTACTTGAATCTCACCAGTAGTATCAAGAATGAAAGCAGATGAGTAAGTAGCTAATGTAGTGCTAAATGGATAGTCACCAGCGTTCATAACCAAAGTAGCGGTTGCAGCGATAGGAATGAGAGTATCACCAATCACACCAAAGGCGCCTGGACCAGCTCCGTATGTCACACTAATAGATGTTGTAGCTGTAACGATAGCAGGTGTAGATGAAACTAAATCCACGTTATAAACAGAACCTTCACCAAACCAAGCTGTTCTTTCAGGATTCCCAACCAAACCAGTTGTTAATAAAGTTTCAGCAAATTCATTAGCAGGGTTTAAATCAAATCCATAAGCGTGAGCTGGTTGAGACACGTATGAATAAGAACCATATCCTGGACCTAAATCACCTAACATTGCAGTTACGTTACCCGGTAAGTCAAGTGGAGTTGAAACAATCTGAACATCTTCAGTGATTGTTTCTTTATATGATAAGAAATTAATTTCATTTTCACCACCATCAGCAATTGTATTACCCAATAAGTCTAATACACCATTGTAGTAATCAGTTTCAACTACATCATTGTTAAATGCACAGAACACACCTGTTCTATCAGTATCTCTGTTAATAGTAGTTTCGATAAAGATATTTCTACCATTAAGATCTCTAAAATATGGAATCAACGACAATCCTTCGTAGTATGCTAATGTTGTAATATTTCTATCATCCGCGAAGTTTCTAACTTGAGCTTTTCTAAGACCAGATGCACTAAAGTAATTACTCCATCTTGGATCAACTGCCAACTCTTGATAATTAGACCAATCACCTGCGATAATAACAACATCAACAAGATAATCAGAAGCATAATCTAAAGCGTTTACATATGACGGCAATTTCTCAATAGAACCATACCATTCAAGTAATGTTCTATCAAAACCAGTTAAAGTAGACTTAAAGATGAAAACAGAAACATATCTATCCGAAAGATTAGTAATATTAAATGCTCTCTCAGAATAACCTGATGTGTTTTTAGTAAGGTTAATAAAAGAATCAGTGTCTCTTTTCCAGAAACCTGTTGTATCAAAGAATCTTCTATAAGGACCCTCTCTTTCAATATCATTACTTGAAGCTGCAGAAGATGATAAAGATTGATACTCAATAACATCTAATGTATCATCAGTTACTAAAAGGTTCATAGCGAAAACTGGAGCAGTTTCCACCATTTTAGAAACTGTTCTATGAAAGAATGAACCCTTTCTTTCTAATCCTCTATCTAATTGTCCGAAAATAGACTCCAACTCAGAAGTTGTAGTTATTCTAATCGGCGTATTAACAGGCCCTTTTCTTGAAACACCAATAACAAGGTTTGTAATACCTTCAACTACTGGGCTTGTGATTACAGACTTGTCAAATTCTTCTAAGAAGATTCCTGGTCTCTTGTATTTTCCAATTTGAATTGCCATATTGTTTATATTTTTTTTAATTTTATAGTATATATAAAAAAGAAAAAACAGGTTTTTTTCTTTTTTTACTTTTTACTTTGAATTTCTTGAGTATCTTTTTTAAGCTCTTTTTCTACTTCAATCATTTTGTTTTTGTGAGAATCCATAAGTTCTTTCATCTCTTTTGATTTTTCTGCCAATATTTTATCAAAATTCGTGATTTTATCATTAAGTTCTTTTAAATCCTTTTCACCAGTAAGTGTTGATTTGTTAGCCTGTGCCAAAACTCTATCACTATTAGCAGTTTCTATCTCATTTTGAATTCTACAAATTCTCAAATAATCGACTAAAAACTGATTTTTATTCTCTTTCTCAGGAAGCACTGTTTTTAACTTTTGTTCTATTTCTAAATTATTCTTTGTAGAATTATAGAGTTGGTCGATTTGAGTCTTCTTTGCATTATATTCCTTTAAGTCAGCTTCAATGTCATTAACACTTTGTTTTGCCAATTTCTCATCTGGTCTATCGGTTGTTGATATAGCTAAAGCTTCTTTAAAAAAATCATATTTTCTTAGATATCTCATTTTGAAATCACCCCTGGGGTAAATTTACCCTCGTTATATTTTTTATCAACAACCTCTCTGTAATTAATGAATGCTGGTTTTATAGATTTTAAAGAATTAGCAACATTATCCTTAGATTCTAACTTTAATATGTTTAGACCTTTAACTTTATTATCTTCCATTTTTTTAAGAGATAACCAGTTAACATTTGTAATTGTTATGTTTTCTGTAATTGTTTTAGGTTTATCCTGTTCTTTTACCAAACCTTTCACTTCAATTGATTTAGATCTATTATTTGCAATACTTTCCAAAGCTTTCTTAGTCATAACTGTGTGAATAATAGGATATGGACCACTACCTAATCTATCTCTCATTTCAGGAGCAACATCAGAATCACCTTTACCTATTTCAGTAGATGGATACTCACTTTGTATAAGGTTTCTAAACCAAGCCATTGTTTTAGACATCATAACATAATATTTATCATTTGCCATTTCATTAACAAAAAGATACCAACGAACAATTTTTCCTTCGGAATCCTTACCATTTACTTGAAGAGTGGTAAATCTAAACTTACTTTCTTTTAAAACTTCATCAGAAGTAACAGAACTTGATTTTGTAAATTGTAAGTTAGAAACAGTTATAGCATCAGCAGTTTCATTATTGATTTCTATATCATTTTTCCCTGTTTTCTTATCAACCATACCCAACTGAACGTCTGAGTTTTTATCAAAGAAATCTGTTCCGGTCTCACCGAAGTACTTTTCGATAGCCTTCTTTTGAGCACCAGCGGAATCACCACCCCCACTTGATTTATAAAGATTATCACCATCTAATAGATCAGTCATTAGTTGTCTTAAAGCAACACCTGCTCCTTCTCTAACATTTCCAGCACCATCATCTAAAACAGTTTCTTTTGCAAAAATAGGAGAGAATCTTGTATCAGCAAATATATCCATTACAGCATCTTCCCAAATATTGAATGTCTTTTTATGTCTATATGGACCGTGTTCAGTAGCCGATGGTGCACCAGAAGAACTACCAAATGTAGTATATTCATTATAAGTTAATCTATCAACAGCACCGTCAGTTCTAGCTCCTGGAATAACATCTGTTGTATGTAGTTTATAAGCTCTGTTGAAAAGTCTAACAATCTCAATTATTGGATTCATTCCGTTAATGACGATAGATTTACCTTGTTTTTTAGAAGCATCTTCTACTTTCTCTTCAACTACTTTTACTTCTTCTTCAGAAAGTAAGAAAGCATCAAAGTCTAAGTTTTCATCAAAGTATTCTTTAATCTCTTTTGAAATTTCAGCGGACTTGTCTTCTTTATTCTCATCCTGAGCTTCATCTCCTTCCGCTTCTCTAATTAAAGTTAAATAAGAATTATATTTTAATAATTTAGATTCTTGTTTTTTCACAACTTCTTTTAACTCTTCCGGATCAATTTTTTTCAATTCTTTCATTGAATCAACAAACTGTTGAAGTGGTTTACCTAAATCACCCAATCCAGCATAAAGATTTTGACCATCAAATTGAATAGCTCTCATTGTAAATCTAGCTATTTTCTCAGCTACAATGATTTTTTTATTTTTATCTTTGATAGTATCCACAGATTCAACAAACAAACTGTCAGCCGGCGCATTTAAAGTAGCTTTTTTATCACCAATTAAATATCTCAGTATTTCTTTATATAAAGATTTTATAGCAACTTTACTTTCTTCGTCAACTGATTTATCAGTAATAGCCTTTAAGAAGTCAAATGTAACACCGATACCTTTATCTTTAGGATTTTCTAATACTTCACATGCTTTCTTTAATTTAGTATAAGCTTGCGTTAAATGGTCTTCTTTTCCAGTTCCAACATTTCTATCTTTACCACCACCAGCACCGATACCTGATTTATCACCAACCATACTAGTTTGAATTGGTCCTTCTTCAAATATGAAACTTTCTTTAACTAAAGATAATTTTATTTTTATATCTTTACCTAATTGTAATTTGTTTTTGTCCATTTTGGATTTATCAGCCTTTATAGTATAAGGTTCTAAAGTTTTTGCATTTGCAGACCAAATTTGCTCAATTGCCAATTTATTCTTATTAATTTTGACATCTTTTTGAATTCCCTCAATAGTTTCACCACCTTTTGTAATGTGAAAATAATCTTCAGGTGATGACACAATAGCCTTAGGTTTAAATTTCTTATAATTAGCCAAAACCAAAGAAAGAGCTTTCAAGTTCTTAATCATTGTAGGGTATCCTGTTTTGATTGATATTTTATCACCTGGTTTTCCTTCTTCACTTTCTTCCTCGTCATCATCTTCAGTTTTATCAGCATCTTCAGATAAAGGACCACCTTTACCATCAGAATCTTTATACTTTTCTAAGAACTTTAAAAATTCCTCTAAAGCAGCGATTATAACTTTTTTTGACTCTTCTGATTTCTCACTAACTTCTAAATCTTCTAAATTATCAATAGTGCTTTGTGTGATGTCTTTAAGTTTACCAACTTTTTCTCCATCATCTACAGCTTTTTTAAGAACTCCTAAAATAGAAGATATTTGAACTTTTGAAATATCTTCTTGATCTTCTTTAGAAAGTGTTCTAATAGCTGATTCACTCACTAATCTTTCAAATTGAGATTTCATTTGCTTAGAGACCAAAGATATTCTACCCATATCAACACCTACACCAATCTTACGAATAACAAAGTTTATGAATCTACCTAAAAGTGAGTCTCCCCATTTCACGTTATTACCAAAAGCTCCAGAACCAGGAGCATTTTCTTCTAAAATTAATTTAGTTGTTAGATCTTCCAACATTTTATCTTGTTGAATTCTTTTTCTTTCATTAATATTTTTAAGGTAATTATCTCTTGAGTGTAAATGTCTCATTAAAATGATTTAATTTTTTTGTATATATTATTTTCTTTATCCCGAATTTTGTATATTTGTAAATGAATAGAGAAACAATAAAAATTAAAATCTAAAAATTCTTTGGTTTTCTATAAAAATTTTGTATATTTGTATAAATAAATAAAAAACACTACGATGAACTGGTCAAATATTATCTGCATTGAAATCAAAAAATATAACAATCAACAACTTGATGTTATCTGCGAACAACTTAATCTACAACCTGGTATTTTGAAAGATTTCAAAGACTCTGGTTCTACTCGATTATACTGGGAAAAAGACAAACCTTACGTTATAGGTAGTGTGAAAAAAGAAGATTTGCGTGAAAAATTTCACAAACCTCTTTACAAAGGCCTTTACTTGAATATTAACTATTCTCACCTTTCTCAAAAAGAAAAAGATAAACTTTTGAAGATTCAACCAACTGATTTTAAAACTAAAAAGAATACTAAAGTTTTTGCAGAAGTTAAAAAAGAATCAAACAAAAAAGTTTCTAATGTAAATGAAGTTCTTGAGACAGACGCGATTCTTGATAAGATTCTTAAGTTAGGAATGAACTCATTAACAATAAATGAAAAAAAGTTTCTTGATGATTTATCAAAATCTTAAAAAACCACTCAAATTGAGTGGTTTTTTTTATTACAAATATTTGATAAAAAAAAAAAATTGACATTCTTATCAAAATCTTAAAAAATCCATGTTTTAGTGAATATTTGATAAAAAAGTAAGAATATATATTTTAACAAATAATTTATTAATTATGAATTTAGGCAAATCATTTGCAACAGCACCAAAAGAGTTAAAATTCAATAATAAAGTCTTCACTCACCCAAAAGAAATTTTAGAAATATTAGAATCTGAAAAATTCTATTGGTTAATTGACTCTACAATTAGTGATGCAATAATTGAAATAAAAAATAATACTTTAATATGGCATGATGGAAACTTTCTATCAGGCAATTGGCACTACGGAATATTCACAAAAGGTGAATTTTACGGAACGTGGGAGAACGGAATATGGGAAGGTGGACAATTTAACGGCACTTGGATAAGTGGCATCAAAAAATAATTTTCAAGCATGAAAAAAAGAAAATTAGCGATTGAAGAACTATCAGAGGTAGTATTCTCTGACGAAAAAATTAAAATAAATAAACAAAGAGAAACTTTTATTTTTGAAATTGGTAAAGAAACAACAACAGATATAGCAGAAGGTGTGGCTATTATGATGAAAATGATAGATAATAATCACAAAATCTGGGATTTTGAATTTGAAATAAACGAAGACAAAATCACCCCTGAAAAATCACTATATTGGTTAACAGGTGGTCACACAGAATGGAAACAACTGGAACACTATGAAAAAACTTGGTCTGATTGTTATCTAATTTTTCAGGAGGAATTTGGAATATCAATTATGAACATAATCAAAAAATCTAAAAAACTAAAAGATATAAGAGAAGAGTTCAAAAGATGTTTAAACTTACCAATAATATACGACTTCGCACTAAGTCAAAATTTAATAAAATAATTAAAGAAACCTATCAATTTGATGGGTTTCTTTTTTTATATATACTATATGGAAAGTTTCAAATCAGTATGCTCAAATCCTTGGTGTAAAGGACACTTTACTTACACAGAATTAAACTTTATCAAAACAGACGATGGATTCGTACATCCAAAAGAATGTAACAAATGTAGAAGTTTTGACAAAGAATTAAGTGGAGGAGTCGAATGGAAAGATAGAACTTATGAAGGTTCAAGATTTGATGATGAACCACATGAAATAAAATACAAAGTAACTAATTACAAACCATGAATGCACACTTCTTTGACTTAAATACAGCAATTGTAGTAGATAGTGAAGTTTGGATTGTTTCAAAAAAAAATCCAAATGAACCTTTAGTTAAAATAACTCAATCAGAGTTTAATCTGATTAGAAAATCAATTTACAAAAATAAAGGTGAATCAATTACTATCGACGGTGTAGAATACTGTATACAAAGTGAACTTTTTGAAAAAATAAAGAATCGATGTAAATCACTTAGAGTTGAAATTACAAGCTTAGCCTTTTCAATGCAAGAATTTATGAAGCCGGATTTAATTAAATCTTTAGACTATAAAATATGGAAAGAACATTTTGTAAGGTTAAAAAATTCTGACGACGATGTTTATTTTATTTGTTCAAAAAATACGAAATCAAATTACGATTTTTTAATTGAAAAGTTAGAAACTTATTTAAAAGAAGAACTTGGACTTAAAATAAAAAATTATTACTTTATATCAGAGACATTCTTCAACAGAGACGAGGATAAAACAGCTCATAAAAAAGTTAAACTACTTCTACAACACTTAGTTGGATATAAAACAGATGGTAATATGTTCACAAATGAGGAAATACCAAAATACGAGAAGATTTATTTTTATGACGATGAGGTAAAAACTTTGAATTTAGCGAAATCAATAAATGATGTTCTTAGATTTGTCTTATCTAATACCGAACCTGATATAAAAAGTGGTATAGAGAGTTTAGTAAGAGAAAATGAAATTATTTTAGATATAAAAGGAGTCACTTATAATAAAGTAAATATGTTCACGACTTCAGAAGTTAAACTTAGTATTGATAGAATTATGAAAACTTACGAAAGTTTCATAAATAGACTTTAACCTTTTTTATCACTATCTTTATTTATCATTGCTTGTTTTATCATCTCATTAAGTGATCTACTATCCATAATTGCACCATCCTTACTTTCACCCTCTTCTTCTGATTGTTTAATTTCTTGATTCTCAATCTCATTGTATCCTAAATCTTTTCTTAATGTCTTATAGAATTTTTCCAACTCTGTCTTTTGACCCGATAAGAATTTAGCATTCTCTCTAATTTGACCAATTGTTTGATTCACAACTTCATGCATTCTAGCAGAGTTATCACCATTGTCCACTTGTCTCAATTGAGATAAGAAATTCTTTCTAGTCATCTTTGTTAAGAATATACCTTCAGCATACACAACAGCATCTTCTTTCATTTTATTTTTAATATAAGGATGTTCTTTAAGCTGAGGAACGTCACCTAAATATAAATCAACAAGTGATTCTAATACATTCATAGACTGTTGACTAGCAACTGTTAAGTCAGCATCATAATCATAAATTTCTATTTCACCTAAATCCGGTAAATCTTCTGGTTTTGCTAAGTGCTTAGATATATCAAACTCACCACCTTCTGATTGAATTTGGTCAAACTCATCTTTTAATCTGTTTCTTTCTTGCTCTGATTTAGACATAGACGTGGTTTTTTACAATATATATAAAAAAATATTCTCTGTCCTTATGGCAGCCAACGAGCAACAAGAAAAACAAATGGTTTTTACCACTAAATTAGTGGATGAATCAACAGATAAAATAAACGATGGTATTGTAATAAAACGATATCAAAATCCTTGGCTTAAAAGTGAAGTAGGATTAAGAAGATCGGGTGTAACATTTAGGATGACACCAGATGAACAACAAGAATATGTTAGATGTGCCTTAGATGTTCATTATTTCGTTGAAAAATATTGTAAAGTAAAAAGAGAGGATGGTTCTATTGGTAATATTCTACTCAGAGATTATCAAAAAGAAATACTAGATAACTTTGTAAATAGTAGATTTAATATACTTATGGCATCTCGACAGGTTGGTAAAACAATATCATCAGCTATTTTCATGTTACACAAAATTCTATTTGATAACGATAAAAATATAATGATTGTAGCAAACAAAGGAGACACAGCTGTTGAAATCGTAGATAAAATAAAATCAATCTATACACTTCTTCCTTTCTTTTTAAAACCAGGTATTAAGACTTGGAATCAAAAATCATTAACATTTGAAAATGGATGTAGAATCAAAACATCAGCTAGAACAAAGACTCCAGCTATTGGTTTTACCATTGATGTTCTTTACTTAGATGAGTTTGCTCATATTCCATCAAATATTATTGAACCTTACTATACAGCTGCTTTTCCAACGACAGCAGCTGTTCAAAACTCTAAGATTATTATCACTTCCACACCAAATGGAATGAATCTATTTCATAGACTTCTAACAGATGCAGAAAGACCAGAGGGAGATCCACAAAAGAACAACTATAAAGCAATGAGGGTATATTGGTATCAAGTTCCTGGTCGATTTGTAACTTATTTGAGATTAAATCCTCACAAATTATATGATCATGGTGTCACAAAAGAAGATGTATTTGAACTATGTAAAGAGAAATGGGGTGAAAAAACAAAAATAGAAATGGGTTGGAACTCAGATTTACAAAAGGATATTATCTATGTTTACAACAACGAAAATTGTTCAGATGAAGAAGTTAAATCTTTATCAATAGAAGACAATAGAGGATTTGAGGTTCCAGTAAGAGCACTATCTGAGGCAACTACCTGGAAAGAAGAAGCAATTAAAGATATAGGTGGAGAAGACGCATTTAATCAAGAATATGGTCTTAGATTTATCAATGCTTCAAAATCACTACTAAATGAGGCAATTATTGATGAGTTGTTAAGAAATAAGAAAAATTATGTGTTTGAAGAAATTACAGAATTTGATAAAAGAATTAAATTTAGTTACTCAGATTTAAAATTCGTAGATGATGATGATTTGTTTCTACCTTTAAAAAGAAAAGATTATAAAGTTATAATATCAGTCGATATCTCAGAAGGATTAGGTCAGGACTACTCAGTTATAAATATATTTAGAATTAACAATAAAACAAAAGAAGTAATAGATATACAGAAAAATAACTATAAATCACTAGTTGATTTCTTTAAATTAGAACAAATAGGAATATTTAGAAGTAATATAATATCAATAAAACAGCTATCAGAACTTTTATATTTAATTTGTTTTGAATATTTCAATCCTGAAAATGTAAAAGTAGTATTAGAGTTAAACAACTATGGAAATACTCTTTTAGCAGAAATGCCACACGTTTTTGATGGTAAAAACGATTACGGGTCATCTATTTTCGTTAGATATAAACACAGAATTGACGCCACAGAAGAAAAAGTTGGACTAAAGGTTGGAGAAAATAAAAATCTAATGGTTAAAGACTATCAAGATTTGATGTATTCAAAAGGATTTGGAATCAATAACGAGGATACTATTAGAGAAATTACTACTTTTGTAAAGCACACAACCACGGCAGGAAATACTAAATATGCCGCAGATGTAGGACACGATGACTGTGTAATGACAATTGTAAACACGACTTCTATATTTCAAAAAACCGATTTTAAAGAAATGGTTGATGAGTGGTCTAATAAACACACCGATAAAGAAATGATGCAATTCATAAATCAATGTATGAACAACATTGATTTTGTCGAAGGCGTAGATTATGGTTCATTTTTAAGAGCAAAAAATCTCGCTAAAACAAAATCTGGTAAATCAAATATGGGAGGTAGTTGGTTTGGAATTGGTTAGGAATTTTCTTCCATAGTCACAGAAAGACCAGAACTTTGTAACTTCTCCTTCATAGTAGAAATAGTTTCAAAATCACCATATTTAACATCACACTTACCTTTGAAATGTACAATGTGAGCACATTGATTAGCTTGTTCATATTCATGACCACACACTTTCATTAGACAAGTTATAACCCAATCAAAAGAGTTAAAATCATCATTGTGTAAATCTAATCTATAAGGTTTTGAAAGTATTTCTTTTGCCTTACTTTGTGTTTTCTTTTTTGTAATAGTTGCCATATGACTTATATTATTGTTTTATTAGAAAGTTTTTAAAGTTTTATTTACCACATCAACGACAGTGACAGCACAACTTTGTTTTTGAGCCCATTCTTCAAAATGTGGAAGATGATCTTTTCTATCATCATACATAATAAAATGTCTACAACCAGTTTTTACTATCATTTGTTCAAATAATTGTGTTTTAAATTTAAAAGTATCTTCACCCCAATTCAGAAAAACCTCATCAAATTCAAAACCATAATGATCTAAAATCTTTTGAACACCTTTTCTCATACCAGTGGCTTTATCCAATCTACCAGTGGCTAAAAATAAATAACCAGTTGGATCATCCTTAGCATCTAAATATTTTTTATAAGTCCACTCATTTTTAGGGGTATCAAATATATCCATATCCAAAGTTTCAAACTTTGACCACCAACCTATGTACGGCCAGGGTTTTCCTGTTTTTTCTTCCCAAATTTGCATACCAGGATCAGGAAGCATTGTGTGAACTAAGGTATCATCAAAGTCGAAGCAATATAATGTTTGATACATTTATTAAATTTTATTTTTTTTCACAAATATATATAAAAAAATTAATTATCAATAATAACATAAAAAAAATTATATATAAACCATGGATAAAAAAATAAATAATTCTAAAATTAAAATACCAAAAATGAATTTTAAACTAAGCATTCAAAATATAGTAACAGCTCTACTGTTACTTTTCTGTATTTTATTCTTTTCAATGTGGTTTCTTAAAGGAACTGGATACAAAAAAGAATATAAAAAATTAGAACAAGAATTTGAAAGAATTCAAAAAGTTAGAGATTCTTTACAAACTGTTAATATTAAACTTGAAAAAGACTTTGATAAGAGAGAAATTGAGATCAAAAAAAGAGACAGTTTAATTAGAATAGTCGAACAAGAGTTAGCGAAAACAAAATCAGAACTAAAATTGGCTAAAAAAGATGTAACCAAATGGCAATCAGATTATCAACAAACTAAAAAGAAGATTGAAAATTTGAAAAAAGATCCAATAAAAAGAGAAGATGAAGACTTAATTGAGTCATTATCAGAAAAATTAAAATAATTTTATGAAATCAATAATTATAACAACATTATTTATGTTCTTTTCGTTTTTGACATTTAGTCAAAAATATCCAAGAATTGAAAAAGACTCATTAGGAAACAAATTTGTCATAATGACTTATGAACAGGCTCAAAAAATTGATAACACATTCGAATTAGTAAATCTATTAGAAAAAGCAGGAGCCGAGTGTGACAGTTTAAGTCTTTCTTATATAAAAGTAATAAGTAAACTTGAAAAACAAGTATCTCAATTAGAAACCGACTTAACCTTATACAAAGGCCAAGTAATTGATAAGGATAATCAAATAGTCAATCTCACACAAAGATTGAAAAACTGCGAAGATGACTCAAAACTTTGCGACGACCAAATATCTGTTAGAGATAAACAGATAACTCTTTTAAATGATGAAATATCTACATTAAAAACAAAAAGAAACATAGCTTACGGAGTTGGAATAGGAGGAACAGTTTTAGGAATATTATTAGCAATATTAGTTCGTTAATTATATTGAAAAAAATACGTTTTTTTAATATAATATATACATTATAAAAAATCAAAATTTGAAAATGAAACACATTAGAACATTTGAAAGTTATCGTATTAGAAAAAATAGAGAAGAAATTATTAAAGAATCTGTTCTCCAAATTAACGATATCTATAAAGTTAAGACTATGATTGATATTCCACAATCATTAATCAATGCTTATGTGAAAAAAGTTAAAGATACAACAGGTAAAAACCTTCGTCAATTTTTTGGTGATGTTGACATCGCTGAAGAGATCATTAAATACATAAACATGAACAATCTTGATATTGATAAACTTCCAGGTAACGCACTTATGGGTGGAGCTCAAGGACAAGGTCAAGCACAAGGACAACCACAAGTTCAGGTAGAAGGTGAGGCTGAAGCTCAACCCGAAGCTCAACCACAAGGACAAGCTCAACCCGAAGCTCAACCACAAGGACAAGCTCAACCTGAAGCTCAACCCGAAGCTCAACCACAAGGACAAGCTCAACCACAAGGACAAGCTCAACCACAAGGACAAGCTCAACCACAAGGACAAGCTCAACCACAAGGACAAGCTCAACCACAAGGACAAGCTCAGCCTGAAGCTCAAGCAGCACAAGGAGAATTTGAAGAGCCACAGGCTCAAGGTGAAGCACTTCCAGAAGAAGAGGAAGAGGAAGAAGACGAAGAAGCATAATTTTACTACTATAAACTTTAAACCCATCAGAAATGATGGGTTTTTTTATTTAATATATAATTTATGAAATTTCTTAAAACTTTTGAAAGTTATAATCAAGATACTTTGATAATAGTTGATGTTCAAAAATCATTTAAAAAATACTTTTCTGAAATGTATCTAAACGAGTTGAAAAAATATTGTAACAACTTCAACAATGTTTACCAAATCTGGGACAATCATATCGACGGTAAAAATGTAGATAAGGATTATCTTTATGATGAAAAACCTGATATTCCAGTTCACAAAGACATTTACTATTTTCCAAATCAAAAGGAATTAATAGAAAAACGATACAATTACGACGTTGACGCCGATTTCTACAAGAAAGTTCTTGACAAAAACGTATATGAAGAAATTAGTAAAAAAGAAGAAGATAAAACTTTAAAAAAAGGAGATATTTTTAATACAAAAGAAGGAACAATAATTACTTTTATAAACAACAATCACGTTTGGTTTCACGTTCCTAAAAAACTCTATGAATTATTATTAAATCTAAAAGGCAGAGAAGTTACTATAGTAGGTGGAGCAGACTCAGAATGTCTAGAAGACATCGTAACAACTGCTGAAAGTTTAGGTGTTAAAATAAAGAGAGATTATAAGTTTATCTATACAGCATCGAGTTGTCCAATTAAGTAACAACAGCATTTACTTCATATCCAGCAATTGTAAAATCAATAGTCATAAATTCCTCGTGTTTTTCAGGATGGTCAAAAAATTCTACTTCTACTGTATACTCAATTCCTTGAATCTCAGAAATATATCTATTTATTTGTGAAATAATATCAGACTGTATTGATTCAGCTGATAACCTAGTCTCATGTAGCAATTCATATAAATCAGCTCCAAGATTTGGTTCACCAAAAACTTCACCCTTATTAGTGAAAAGAATCATTTCATATTTTTGAACAATAACTCTAATAACATCATCCTCTATTAATTCAGGATCTCTGAATCTAGGATGTCCAGGATAACCGATATAAAAATCTATGAAACTACTAGCCATAGACTTATATATTATATTAAGTTATCTCTATATTTACCAATAACGGTCATTGCTAAAATGAGAGGATCAGAAACAGAGTCAAGTTTTGAAGAATAATCTGATAGAATATAATTACAAATAAATAACTTATCAATGTTTTTACCATTTTCGATAGACCAATTAACAAAAGTATTACCCAAAAGTTTAAAAAGAACATCTACTCTTTCAGCTCCAAAAATATTGTTTATAAAATGCCAAAGTTTTTCATAATCATAAGACTCATCATACAACATTTCAAATAACTCTAACTTAACTTTATTTGAAACTCCTGAATATTCTTTTGAAAGGCTTCCGGTAGAAATAAAATTTTGCAACTCAACCATTATACTTCTGAAATCTGGAAATTTCTTTGTAATAATTGAGATTAAATTTTCTTTTGGAATAGTAATACTCTCCTGTGGTAGTATTACATTTTTAATTCTTTTAAAAATCTCCTGTTTAAGAAATCTTTCTTCTTCAATATCGATACAATCAAAATTTATTTGTGGTATTCTTGACTTAATACCATCGGAAATCTTATTTATATGATTAGTTGTAATAATAAATCTAACATTTCTGTTATATTTTTCAATAAATGCTTTAAAAGCATCTTGAAATTGAGAAGATACTCTCTCAAACTCATCTAAAAAGATGTATTTAATATCAGAATCTGTATCCATCATTGGAGTATACTTACAAAAATCTTCAATTTGAGTTCTTAGAACATCAATAGAAGTAAATAAAGATGAATTTAACTCTAAAAAGGGTTTATCTTTTGTGTATTTACCAATTAGTATTCTAGCCAAACTAGTCTTACCGGTTCCATAATGTCCATAGAAAATATAATTACCGTTAATACCATTTTCAAAATTTTTTCTAATTCTTGGTAATAACACTATATCTTCAATAGATTTAGGTCTCCATTTTTCCCATAAAAGTAATTGATTCATCGAACTCATAAAACTTATATCAAAAAATGAGAGTAAAGTTAAAAAATAAATGTAGTGGATGACTTTTTATATATAAATCTATGATAGGAGAAAGATTTAATTTCGAAGATGTTTTCTTTAGAGATTTAACAGTATGTGTTCTTGACACATTTGAAGGACAAATAAGATGGGTTAATAAATTCTCATCTGGAAATGTTCCGGTAAATGTTCCATTTTATTACTCTTTAACCGGTGATGAAAGATTCTTATTAGATTCTTTTTCAGATGACGTGGTTTCTGAGAACAGATTTGTCGAATTAAACACTGACCAAATTCCAAGAGGCCACTTAACAATGACTGGATTCAACATAAAGTCTGATGAATTCGCTAATCCAAATGTTTGGTTAAGAATGGTAGTTGAAAATGAAGTTGAAATTAGAAAAGTTTTAGCAAAAGTAAGAGCAATTCCAATTACGGTTAACTATGAACTCACAATTTTACTTTCTAGTGAGATTGATACTTTTAAATGCGCACAGGCTATTATGGATACAATGTGGATTTATAAGTTTATGTATTTTGAACATAACTTTATGAACATTGACGCTGTTATTTTAATGCCTGATACAAATCAAATTGAAATGGCTAGAGAAAAAAATCTAACATCCGATAATAATATCAAACTAAAAGCATCTTTCGAAGTTAGCACCTATTATCCAGCATTTAGAAAAGATAGAATCAATATGTCAGGATACCCAAGACAATACGGAACCGGAATGTCCGACTTAAATGGATTCCCTGTAGACGGCGGATTCAGTGACTTTTTTGGACAACCAGGAGACGCACCAAGAGATCCAAATCTTGGAACACCGTGGGTATTTCCATCATCGTCTATTCCAGGATCAGTAGGATCGGTAGGAGGAGTTGAGAATACCGATGGATCCGGTGGAGCTGGTAATCCTGGTGGTCCTGGCGGCGGAGGTGGAACCTCAGGTTCTTCCGGTTCTGCTGGAACATCAGGAACCAGTGGATCAGGTTATCCAATTGGATTGACAGATAGTAGTTTCTTTGGTAGAAGCGCAAGTCCATTAGGTTCAGACCCATCAAGAAGAATCATAAATGGTGGATTCTCAAATGATCCCGACTACTATCTAATTGCACCAAAAAGAACAAGATGGTTTAATAATATACTACAAGCTAGACAAAAAGCATCAACTCCTCTAACTAATCCTAATGCTGGCAATCCAGCTCCTGGTAATAATGGAGGTCCGAATCCACCAATAAATCCAAATCCTATCTAAAAATAAAATGGTAAAAATTGACTTTTTTGTCTTAATATATAGTTTAATAAAGAAAAAAAAATATTATAAATATGAAGAATCTTAAACTCGAGTTGTTTAATTTCAGAAAGAATCTCTCACTTGATCAAGAAGAGGTTTCTACTATAGTAGAAGGTCACATGAATGCTTGCAACGAACATTCTGAAAAGACTATCATTAATTCACTTAATGAAAAACTCAAAGCTTATACATACGATAAAAGTGTGAAATCTCTTTTAGAATCTCTAAATGATGATATGTCTAACTATGAGTTATTATATGAATTAAAAAATTTGTATAATGTTTTAAACACAAAAAACCAAGGGGAAATTTATAGACAACCAATTAACGTTCTTTTACAAACAATTAACTTAGAAAATGACCAAGACAGAATGTCTAAAGTATTAAATGAGTTAGCTATTTATGATTGGGTTCCTGAGATTAAACTTTTTGTTCATAATTTAACAACAACTCCTGAGAAAAGATCTAATCTTCTTAGTGGTGGTAAAGGTGAATCAGTTTATTCACTTGTTGAATCAGTAGAAGATGGTCATATCGCATTAATTAGAGATTCTTGGTTTCTTTTAACAGAAAACTCAATTGAGAAAACTTTAGTTGAAACACATGTTAAAGACGAAGAAGAATTAAGAAGTTTAAGAACTTTAGAAACAGCTATGAAATATGCTACAATTTCTGAAGACAGAGTTAATTTTAGAATTTCTGAATACTTAACACTTGGACTTTCAGTTGCTAAAAAAGGTGGAATCTTTATCAATGATGATGAATTAAATGAAGATACAACTTTAGAGTCTCTTTTTTCTTCACCTATCGTTCCAATTGTAAATAAAAATTTCTACCCTGTTTTATTAGAAGTTTCTCAAAACTTAGATAAATTTGTTGAATTAGACGTTGTTAAAAGAATTGGCAACCTAATCAATCCTTGTTTAGAGTGTTATGCATTCAATTACAAAAACAACACTTATCTTTACAGATGTGATGAAAGATACGGTAACTCATTCTTTAAATATGAATCAGCTTTAGAATTAGTAAACGAAGTAAGAAATGAATTAAATTACGATTTAACTTATTTCTATGAAAATAAACTTTCTAAAGAATTAGTTGTTAAAAGAAAATTAGAAGATAAAGAAAGAGAAATCACTTTAAAATTAGAAGATGTAAACTTTAATATTGAAAAAATTAAAGGATCTATTCAATTAATTGGTGAATCTGAAGTTTTAACTACAGCACTTAAAAACTTAGAAAAAAGATCTAATTCTCTTTCATCTGAGTTAGACGGAGTTAAAGAAATTCAATATAAAGAAAGAATCAAACTTTAATTATTAAAATAAATTAAAAAACCCTCTTTTAAGAGGGTTTTTTTGTTTTATAAACTTTTCAATAAATTAATATATAACATGAAGTAAATAGCTTCAAGAGTTTAATCTCTAAAAAAAATAAAGCTATAATAGATGTACCTTAATAACAAAGATTTATATGTCGAGATAATCGTATCGAAAGCACAAGGAAAATTAACAAGAAACGCAGATAAAATGCTAGAACTTCTAGCAAAGAAAACAATCAAAAAAATGAGATACTGGTCAAACGATGATAAACTAGACTGTTATCAATCAGGACTATTGGATATGTTCCAAAACTGGTATAATTTCAATGAAGATAAATCAGTCAACGCCTTTGCTTACTTCACCGAAGTATTCAAAAGAGGCATAGCAAAAGGATTTAACGAACTTTATAAGAAAAAAGGAGATAATGATAACCTCATAAAACTTTTATCAATTGAAGGTTCAAATGATGGACAAGGACTTCACTCTATCTAATATCAATCTAAAAACATTTGATATAGTAATGACACCATCATTTCGTGGTGCTAGTATACCAATCAAACCTCGTTTCTATTCTAGACAGAAAAGACGAAAAGAAAAAATTCAAAACATATTTAAATAAAAAAAACCACTCAAATTGAGTGGTTTTTTTAGTTACATAAAATAATTAAACATTTACCTCTGAATAAACAGTAGATAACATTCTATCCGAAACCAAATAAGGGTCACAGTTAGAAGCAGGTCTTCTATCTTCAAAATATCCACAACCATCTACTTGAGACTGAGCAGGAATTCTAATTGAAGTATCTCTTGTAGAAAAACCATAACTAAAATCTCGAATACCAGAAGTTTCATGAGCTCCTGTCAATCTTTGTTCATTATGTAGTCCATAAACAGCAATGTGTTCCATATGATTTGACTCTAATTTAGGCATAGATTCCATAATGATTTCAATACCACCTTCTTTTCTCATTTCACTTGAAGAGAAATTAACGTGACACCCAGTTCCATTCCAATCACCTTTGATTGGTTTTGGATGAAGTGAAACATTCACATTATGTTTTTCAGCAACTCTATGTAGAATATAACGTGATATCCACAATTGGTCTGATCCACTTAAAGCAGTAACAGGCCCAATTTGATATTCCCATTGACCAAGAAGTACTTCAGCATTTATACCAGAGATATCCAAACCAATCTCCATACACATATTCATATGTTCTTCAACAATTTCTCTACCGATTACAGAATCAGCTCCAATTCCACAGTAATAATCACCTTGAGGTCTAGGACTTTTAGAAGGATCCAATCCAAATCCAAGAGGTAATCCAATACCTTCTCCAAAAGGCATATTTGGTTTATGTGTTAGAGTATATTCTTGTTCCCAACCAAACCAAGGAGCATCATTTTTAGAAAGATTATCTAAAGACAATTCTTTAACGGTTTCGGCTAGTTTTCTTCTGTTGTTAGTTTTATGTGGTGTTCCATCCGGATTCAATACCTCACAAAGAACTAATTTATGTGGATTTCCTCTAAAAGGATCATCCACAACAAATACTGGCTTAAGTAGACAGTCGGTATTCTCTCCTTTTCCAGCTTTAGCTTGTAAAGTAGAACTACCATCAAAAGACCACATTGAATAATGCGAAATGTTATTGTCTAACAAAACAGATTCTGTTGCAATTTTAGTCTTACTTCTAAGCTGCTGTGGCTCGGATCCGTCTAACCAAATATACTCTTGTTTAATTTTCATATAGTGTTTTTTTTATTTTATTTATTTTTGAAACAAAGTTTAGTTTTTATGATATATTTGTATAAAATAAAGGATATGAAAGAAGTGTTAATTCAATTATGGGAAAATTTTGATAATGATTTACATCAATCAGATGGATGTTCTTTACACATAGATATGAATGAAAGAGATATCTTTCTGAATTTACAAGAACAAGACTATCCAGTTGGATTACCATCAGAGGTATCTATACCAGATTCTATCTATGATATTTTAGAAAAGAAAAAAAGTATTAGACTATCAGAAATAGAAATGAATAATCTAATGGGTTTAAAAGATATTATTGTTCTATGATTTTTAAAATTTTATCTATTTTATTTATTTTAAACAGCCTCTATTATATTCTAAATTATAAAAGAATTGATGAACCTTTTAAAATGAGAGATAAAAATAATAAACTTGACTTATTTCACTATATGTTAAAAGTTGGTTATATTATTTGGCTTGTTATTGGTATTTTTAATTTCTACTCAATCTTTATTCTAATACTTTCTTCTTTAATCTTATTTAGAATTCCAATCTATCTAGTTAGTAAGAGATTTTCTTTAGTTTACCACCGATTAGTTCCACCATTAA